GTGGCGGACAGAGAGGGATTTGAATACTATATACTTTATTTCATTTCTATTTTTATCAATTCTTTTACGTTATTTACTATTGTTCCTTTTGTTTTACACATTTTTATTTGGTGGTTTTTGTTTAGTTCTGCTTTAAAGCATTTATTTCCTACGTATTCTTTTAAAATTATTTCATCTCCGCCGTATATGGTTATTTCTTTTTTGTTGTAGATGCTTATTTCCCCTTTTTCGTTTTCGTATTTCCAAAACATTTCTCTTGGTTGATTATCAAGTAAAATTTCGTGATTTTTCTCAAAACTTATATCCCAGCTACTGCCTGCTGTGAGTATAAAATCTATAAAGTATCTCTCCGTTTGTATGTTCCAGTCGCCTACTAAATTTAAATCTCTTATATATTTTTCTTGTTTATTCTTTTTATCTATGTGTATTTCTATTGGATCTGCTATTAAAAATATACAAAACAATGATAGAGCTGTTATTATTCTCATTTAACCCCCTATCTCTTTTTTGAGTATCCTTGCTTTTATATCCGATAGGTAAAATTCTTGTTCTATCTCACTTAGCTTGTCAAATAGTTCTATTAGCTTTTTGTGCTTTGGATTAATTTCACTTTCTTTTTGAAAATAAAATTCTAGTATTTTGTATAGGTTTGGGTTATTTTTTTCCCAGTTATAGATAGTTTTTATATCTTTTCCGATGAATTCGGCTACTTCTCTTTTGTTCATTTCTTGAAATTATTCCAATATTTAAGATTTGTTTTATAATTATTATGCAATAATTCCTTTAAAGAAATTGCAATAATTTTAATTAAGCAAGAGGATTTTAGCAATATCTTATGAATTTATAACTTAACTTACCGCCCGCAACAGATTAGAGATGTTTTGGGGCTTGTTTGTTACAACCTTAATACGTTGTAAAACTGTTGGGGGTGGTGTAGCTCTGCCCCTAAAATACTTAGCTACAAGCAAATATTTTTTAAGGAGCTACACATGTACACTTATCTTTTAGGTTTTTGTGACGAAGTTCGTCCGATTTCTCGTATCGACAAGAAAACTGGTGAAGTTTCATCTTCTATCGATGTAACTGTTACTTTTGAAAGTCGTGATCAACATGGCTATCTTGTCAAATCAACTGAAACTATCAATTATGACTTTTCTTTAAAGCCTAAATTTGATTCCGTTAAAGGCAAATATATCGCTGTTCCATATCGTTTTATAAATACTCGTAATGGTGCATATATGTTCCCTGATGAAACTTTAAGTTTCCAAGTTTTCAATGAAAATCCTTTTTTGAAAGAAACAAAGTCATCTAAATAGCAAAAAAGCGGGGGCTATGCCTTAATGTGAGTTGCAAACCCTCTCCCGCTTTATCGATTTCTACAAAGTTTATTTTTTTAAATTTTGTAGAGATTGATCTCTATTTTTTAAAAAGGAGTTAGATATGGAAAAAGTTAAAAATTTTCTAGAATCTACTAAGGTTAAAGTTGCTGCTGTTGGCTCTACATTGCTTTCAGCTCCTGTTCTTTTCGCTGGTGATGCTCCAACTGTTCCAACTACGCCGTTAAAAGCTGATTATGCTTTATTTGACTACGTATTTGCTGGTGTTATCGCTGTCGCTTTCATCTTTATGATTGCTCGTAGAGTTAAGGGCTTCATTAAGTAAGTATTAGGGGGTGTGTTTTTACCCCCTCCCTTGTAAGGTTAAAATAATGAAAGAAAATGCTATATATATCCCTAATTTAAATATCTGCGTTAAAGATTTCTACATAAAAGATAAAAAAGTATTTTTAGTAAATTTTGATGATAGCGTTTCTACTTCTGATTACTCATTTTCTAATTTTCAAACAAATTATGTATTCAACACTGAAACTAATATTTGCTACATTCAAAAAAATGATTTAATTCCAAATCTAGGTATATATGAATATCAATTTAACTTTCTAATGGGTCTTTCTGCGATACTTATAGCATTTTCTTTTCTTATTGGTTTGATAATAGTCGGAGCTACACGATGATCGAAGTTTTCAATAATGATGTTTTTAATTATTTCTTAAATATTTTTGCTCTCTTTTTTATTCCTATATTCGTATACGTCATAGCTCTCTCTTTCGTCAAGTAGTTTTTATAGCACGCGTAGCGTTTTACACTTCATTTTTTTCGAAGAATAAAAATGAAGCGACAACCGCAGGGCGTCAGTAATTTAAGGATTTTATATGAAATTTCTTATAAAGATTTTTTGCCTGCTTAGCTTGTTAAACTCTTTTGTTTTTTGTGAAAGTTTAACTCTTTATAATGATGCAAATTTAAATGGTTATGGTTTAAAGCCTTATGATATTAAATTTTTAAAAGGTAATAGCTTAATTGGTGTTCGTTATATTAATTATGGTTCTTTAAACGAATATCGTGTATATCGTTTCCGATTTGATCATGATTATTATTCAGGCTCAAAGTATTCACCAGGTTTTTATTTAGGTTCTGGCGGTAGTATTTATTATTTTGGTGATGATAAGGTTTCTAATCATTTATATTTAGAAATGAGTACTTGGAGTTATGATGTTTATAGTGTTTCAAATAATCCTAATCATCCTTTTTTCACTTATTCATCTTTTTTGAGTTTTCATACTGACGGCGTTGTTGCTACTTGTGGCGTTAATCAAGAATTTGATACCGAAACAAATAAATGTGTTGATCCTTGTCCAGCTGGTCAGAATTGGGATATTGAAACTGAGAAATGTAAGGCAGATATAAAACGCCCTGATTGGTGCCCTAAACCTATGATCTACAATGAAAGAAAGGTAGAGCTTCTTTTAAGGGATAAAATTGTTGAAGAGTGCTTGCCTGATCCTAATATATCTGAAAGCGATTGTAAAAAAAGAAATATGAAATTTCACGGTTGCGATGATAGTGTTAGTGGTTATGAACTCGCAACTTGTATGAGTATTCCTAGTGGTTGTTATGCCCCTGAAACTATTGAGCGATTTAAAGCTGAAAAACAGCTCGAAAATGATCTCTTTATTATTGGTGGTTTTTCAATTCCATTGCCTATTAATGCTATTAAAAATGGTCTTAGCTCTTTGGGTTCTTTTTTTAAGGGTCTTTTTTCTAGTGGGGCTAAGCCTGCTAATTTAAATTTATTAGAATATCGCCCTCAAATAGTTGATGTTAAGGCTACTGCTTCAGGTCCTGAGCCAGTCTTTAACCTTAATCCAGTTGATGATAGTGCAATTGTTTTTAACAGCGTTTTTAAAGAAACTGGCAAGCTTGATGCCACTGCTTCAGCTTCATCAAATATAGTTAAATCACCCCAAGCAACTGCCGATGTTTCTCCAAATTTAAGAAAATTTGATTTGCCTAAAGATGCTTCCATTTCAAAACTTGAGAATAATACAATAGTTACCGCAAAGCTTAAAGATATGTCTAAGCCTATCCCCACAAAAGATATAACTGTTCCCAATGAAGTTAAAAACATAAATCTTGATTATGATCTAAATACCATGTTTAAAACTTCTGATAAACCTACTCCAAATTTGCCTATGACAATTAAGCAGACTAGCAATGCTGGCAATAAAGCAACTTATAAAGGTAATATTGTTACACCTGATAAAAGTGTTATCGATGTTGATGTTGTAGAAACTACTACATCTACTGGCTCTAAGGTGCAAGATGTAACTTATTCTTATATTTATAGGACCCCAAGCGGTAGTAGTAAATTTTCTACTGGTTACGTTAATACTATTACTTCTGATAATAAAGTTACTAATTCTATTCCAAAAGATAGCACATCTACAAATTCATCTGGTAGTTCGTCTAATTCAGGTAGTGGCGGTTCATCATCTACTACTACACCTTCACATCCTTCCCAGTCTATCGATTTAAGCTCTTTAGAGCAGGCTATAAATAGAAATGGTGCTAAGCTTGATACTATAAACGATACTTTGACTTCTATCAAAAATCAACAGCAAGAGCAATGGAATTATGAACCTAACGTTAATACTGCTACTTCTTTTTCGGCACTACAAAGCGAGCTTACTAAATTTGATGTATCTGTTAATGATGCTTTTAATTTTCTAAACAATTTTAAGGGCGACATTGATAATTTAATGAATAACTTTAACGAGTCGCTTGATATTATTAATAAAGGTATTGATAGCCCTGATATTCCTAAAGGTACTTGCCCTTTTAGTATTAGCGGTCCAACTCCTGGTAGTAACACTAAGAATTTATTTGAGATTGATCCTTGTCGTTTTGTTGCTCCTTATAAGTCTATTCTTACTCTATTTTTCACGATTTGGTTTAGCTTCGAGATCATTATGTTTTCTTTGAAATATCTCTTTAGGGTAGGTGGTGAATCATGAAATGGTTAATCGGTGCTGTTGGCGGTTTTATAGTTAATTTTATTGAATTTCTTGTAAAGAAAATTGGCATAAGAAATACAATTTTAGCTTTTGTTGTCCCTATTTATGCTTCTTTTGTGGCTTTTCTTATAGCTTTTGCTGGCTATGCCATTTTATTTATTATGAAAATTTGGAATTTGTTAAGGGAGTATATCCCTAAAATGTTTGATTATGGCTCTAGCGTCAGTGGTTCTTTTGGTGGCTTGTCTAATCAAACTGTTTTAAACTCTGCTATGGAGTTTTTGCATCAAAGTGGCTTAGCTTCTGCTTTTTCTACTGCTATGACTTTGTTTATATCTATTCTTAGCCTTTTCTTTGCTCTCCAGCTTTATAGGGTTATCTTATATGTTAGGGCAAACATGACGAAGATAATTACCGACTTATTGACTTTAATGAGTAGATAAAATGCTTAGTTTAATTATTGGTCCGCCACGATCTGGAAAAACTTATAAAGCAGTTCATTTAATAAATGATGAATATGAATTGCATTTAAAAGGCGAATCAAAGTATAGATTTATTTATACTAATATCAATGGTTTAAAATTTGATCATTTTGATGGCTTTGTAAAACAATATGATAAAAATGATTTTCTTACTGCGGTTAGTCAAGAATATACCCTTAGTTCTCAATACGAAAATGGCTTTTTAGATAATGTAGATAATTATGATGAATATGCCTTAAAAAGTGGCATCTATGAAAATTATCATCATTGTTTAATAGTCCTTGATGAAGCTTATAACACCTTTACTAAAACGTTTAATGATAGCTTGGGTAGATTTTTAAGTTATCACGGACATTTTGGGATTGATATTATCTTTCTTTTCCAGTCTAAGCGTCAGACAAATAGAGAGTATTTAGTCCATACCGAATTAATGTATATGGCTCAGCCTAGCGGTAAAAGGCTTTTTAGCAAGCTTTTTAAGTATAAAGTTTATAGCACTTCATCGCAGGTAAATGATAACCTTATTAATTCTGAGAATTTGAAATTTAATCAAAAAATATCAAATTTATATAGCAGTGGTTCTAATGAAATTTATAAAAGCTATGCGACTAAAAAGATTTTATTTTTATTAGCTTTCATAGTTTTTTCTTATTTGATTTATAAATTCCTCGAACCTAAACATGAGCCAGCTCAATCAACTAAACAAGAAACTAGGTTTGTTGATTTAAATTCTTCAGATTCTAAGAATATAAAAGCTATTTCAAATGATTCAGATAAATCAGATATTAACACCACTATTTTTAACGACAATAAAATCTATCTAAGGATAACTTGTTTTCCAAGCGGTTGTAAATTTAGAAATTACGCCATTGATTTATCTTTAGATAGCTTTTTGGAGCTTCTTTCTTCTTCTAACTGCCATATATTCTTACATGATAAGAAGTCAGGCAACTACATTGATTATTTTGTTTCTTGTAATGCAGAATTTGAAAGAGTTTTAAAAGGTCTAGAAAATTCATCACAAAGGGTTTGCAATGAAAAATCTCCACAAACTGATTCTAGTTCTATGTTTCCTACTCACAAGTAGTTTATCTGCCTTAGAATATCGAAATATTACTTTTAACGATTTCTTGGGCGAGATTAGTTCCATTACAGGCAAAAATATTGTCATTAGTGGCAATGTTGATACCAACTTTGATGTGTTTTTACCTACGCTTGATCTAAGCAATACTGATACTTTTTCTAAGTTGCTTAAAGATATTTTAAACGTGAATGGTCTTGATTATTTGATTCAAGATAGCGTTTTATTGATTTACAATCCAAAAGTTGAAGATAAGCCAGTTTTGAAAGACTACATAATAAAATTTAAGCACATATCCAAAGAAGATGTTGTATCCGCCCTATCGTTATTTAATGAAAATATAAAATACACTGTTTATAGTGATAGGATATTGCTTATTACTACTGAAAGCCAGTATAAGATTATTGATAATCTCATTAATGGGCTTGATACTAGCTATCAATTACGACAGCTTAGCTTTACTATTATTAGCACAGATAACACAAAACTTAAAGAGATTGGACCACGTATAGAATCTATCTTAAGTCCTTTAGATCATTTCTACTTTAAAATTATTACCAACGTTCTTACGGTCGATAGCACTAAAGTTAATAAAGACTCTGTCACCAGTCTTATAAATTTACTTAAAGAAAAGGGCGTTTCTGATCTGATCTATAATCCTAGAGTTACTGTTATTGATAATAAAGATAGCGTAATTGAGAGCGTTATAAAAACCCCTATTCAAAAATCATCAATCGATATTCAAAATAGTCAAAGCATTACTACCAACCAAGTTGAATATCAAGATGTTGGCTTAAAGCTTTATATTTCAAGTGTTTTGATTACTAATGATAGTGTTAGTTTTACTTTGGATTTATATATAGAAAATTTGCTTGATGATACATTGACCCCTAGAATTTCAAGTAGGCATCTAAAAACAAATGTATATCTTACTGATTCAAATTCATTTCTTATAGGCGGTATTAATAGCAAAGAAACGATTAAATCAACAAAGACTATTCCATTTATTGAAAATATTCCTATTCTTGGTGATATAACGACTTATAAAAGTGAAAAGACTAGCGATTATAGCTTTAGCATATTTATTACTATGTTACCATCTGAGAAAGATATTTTTTCAGAGTTTTATTACGATCCAGCAGATAAACATATTGCTTTAGAACGTTACTTGACGAGCGCAGCGCGCAACGCAAAAGGGGCCCCACGCAGTGGGGAATGAGCGTGCGCTCTTGGCTATATATAATATAACTGTGTACAAAGGTGTAAAATGTATGGTATTAGTGAAACTGATAAAATCTTTTTAAAAACTAAGCTAGAAAATCAAAAGAAATTTCTTGATAGCAATTTCTTTATGATAAATGGCGAGTATGTCCCCTACTCTAACTTTTATTTTTCTAGCTGGCACAATTCTAACAGATACATTGCGGAGCTTAATAACCGAGTAGCTAGCCTTAATAATTATGCTCAAAGTCAAGGACTTTGCCCTATTTTCGCAGTTTTTACCTTGCCTAGTGAGTATCATAAACAAAAGCTTATAACCCTTAAGAGTGGTAGAAAAAAGCTTGTTTATAATAAAAAGTATATCGATGATGAAGATCATAGCGTTAGCGCAGGAGCTAGCAGGCTTCAAGCTTTAGTTAGAAAAATTATTAGTTCTCGATGCTTTAGGGGTATTGCTTCAGATAAAAGATGCTACATAACTACAAAAGAGCCGCATTTAGATGGGACTTGCCATTTAAATTTTCTTGTTTTTGTTCAAAAAGAAAAATTTAATGATTGTGTTCGAGTTATTAAAAATAATTTTTTAGATACTCATAGCAGGGTTGAAACTGATATTAAAAACGCTACTTCGTATGTTATGAAATATATTTTTAAAACTCTTGATGATCTTCGCCAAAATCCTGATTTAGATAACTTGACCGATATAAGTTACTGGTATTTAAAGCATAAAATTAGACGTTTTACTATGTCGCAAACGTTTATTAGTCTTGAAATTTATAGAAAACTAAACGGCAGGGTTGATTTAATATCTCTTACAAAAAACTACAATAAAGGCTTGGTTACTGTTTTACTCGATCCTGAAACTAAAAAGCCTTTACAAATATTTGATGAATTTGGCGATCTTTGGCATAAAATAAAAGTCTCAAAAGATGAGACTACCATAAGACATCAAAACGTAAGTAGCGAGATAAAGAGCTTTGGCAACTCCTTAAAACAAAGGCAAATTTTAAAGCTTTGCGATGAGCTTTTTAAAAGCGATGAAAAGCATAAACCAGTAAGCAGAATGAAAGATTATGAGCTAGTTAATTATTATCAAAGCTTGGGTGGTGATGTGAATGTTCAACACTTGGCTTACGTTGAAAATTTAATGCTAGATCGTAATTTAGATAACTTTACACACTATCACGAAAGGCACGATTTAAATGCCCCTGATATTGATAGCTTTGTAGATAGATGTTTAATTTGTAATGAGTTTTAAGGAGTATATTATGAAAAATTTATTAGTTGATCTTTCTCGTTATCCGTTTTGTTTTTTTCCACAATTAGACTTAGGTATCAATGTTGAAGAATTTCATTTATATAATTATGAAGAATTTGATACTACCTTTTTTGAAACTTATTACTCTTTTTCTAAGTATGGGTTATGTGATTTTTCTAGTTTTGATGATCTTCTTGATGCTTTTGCTAAAAAATTTGATTATGATTGTTTTGAGCATATTTAATGACACTAAACGTTAAATTTAAATACTATGCCGATTTATATCTTAAGCTTGGTAAGTCTGAATGGAAATTATCGACGTATTGCAAGAATAAAGGCATTGTAAAAAATAGGTTAAATGTTTTCTTTGATTTGGATATTTATGAAATAAAGCCTAGCATTATTCGTTTGTGGTTAAATTCAATTCAAGACGTTTCTAATAAAAGCAAAAAGCACTATTTAAATTCTCTATCAATGATCTTAAAGCTTGCCTTAGAAGATGAAATAATTGATAAAAATCCTATTATACATATTAAAAGCATAGTTCATAAAACACCAAGAATAGAGCCTTTTACTAGCCAGCAGGTAAATGATATTTTAAGATTATCTACTAGATATAATGATAGATTTCAGATTTTTTTATATATTGGCTTTTTTACAGGTATGCGAACTGGCGAGATATTATCTTTAAAGATGAAAGATGTTGATTTAGAAAATAGGGTTATAAATATTAATTCTACTCGCTCCAGGTTTGGCGAGAATACACCAAAAACGATTTATTCAATTAGAACTATACCTATTTTGGATAATTTGTATAACAAACTCAAAAAATATGTCGAGAATTACCAGGACAATATTTATCTTCTACAAACACAATATAACGAACCTTACCGAGATACTGGCGTTTTTACTTCTGATTTTTGGAAGCCTATATTATATGAATTAAATTTGCCATATAGGCGACTTTATAACATGCGTCATACCTATGCTACTTCTATGCTTTATGGCAACTATGTTACTCCAGTAGAATTATCAAAATTATTAGGTCACTCCACGCCTAAGATGATTTATGATGTCTATGTTAATTATCTTAATTCAAACTTAAAAGATTTTAAACGAGATATTTCAATTTATTAATCTGGGTCGTCAAAGGGATTTTTTTATTTTATAAATTTGTTGCTAAATGCCGTATTTTTGGGGTTTGTGGCGGACAGAGAGGGATTTGAA